TGTAAATATATTATCTGATGAAAATCTAATTATAAAATTACATCCAAGATATAAAAACAAACCTCTTATAAAAAAATGGAAAGATGCTGGTCATAGAGTTATAACTGCATTTGATTCTATTCATAGCGTATTACCTAAAACAAAAGTGGCAATTATAGATAACTCGACAGCAGGAATAGAATGTCTTATGTATGAAGTTCCAATTATATCATATGGCTGGCCAGAATATCATTGGGCTACTAAAAAATTACAAACATTACCACAATTAAAAGATTTAGTAAATGATCTATCGTGGTACCAACCAGTTTATGCGAAACAGTTTATTGAATGGTATATACATCATTATTTGTGTACCGATATAAATAGTACTATTAAAAGATTAGAAGATATTATATAATGGAACAAATTGTTGTAGCAAAATTAAACGAAAGCTTTTTGCAAATAAGTTGTGAATCTAGTACTGAAAGAGAATTATCAGAACATTTTTGTTTTTATGTTCCAGGTTATAAATTTATGCCTGCATATAAAAATAGAGTATGGGACGGAAAGATTCGCCTATTTGATTATAGAAAGAAACAATTATATTGTGGATTGTTTAAATATTTAGAAGAGTTTGCCGCAGAACGTGGTTATCAAATTATTACTGAATCTAATAGTGGTTGGCCATGGAATAATGGATCTTACGAAAATTTAGAAAAGCTTTTAAAGGAAATACCTCTCACCGCAGGTGGAAATGATATTCAGCCAAGAGATTACCAAATTAATGCTGTAAAGCACGCATTGGCCAATAAGAAAAGCGTACTATTATCACCTACTGCTTCAGGTAAATCTCTTATGATTTATTTAGCTATTCGTGAACATCTTAAAAATTACGATAGTAATGTATTAGTAGTTGTACCAACGACATCTCTTGTCGAACAAATGTATTCTGATTTTGGCGATTATAGTAGTAAAGACACTTGGAATGTAGATGAATATTGCCATAAAATATATTCGGGTAAAGAAAAATACGATTTAGATAAGAGAGTTATTATTACTACATGGCAATCGATATACAAAGAAAGAGCAGATTGGTTTAAAGAATATGGTATGGTTGTAGGAGATGAAGCTCATAATTTTAAAGCTAAATCATTAACTGCGATTATGGAAAAATGTATTAACGCTAAATTTAGGATAGGAACTACTGGAACATTAGATGGAACTCAAACACATCAATTAGTATTAGAAGGTTTATTTGGTCCTGTTCATCGAGTCACTACTACAAAAGCATTAATGGATGCAGACGATTTAGCTAAACTTGAAATAGAAATATTATTGCTTAAGTATAAAGATGAGTATTGTCAGACTGTATCGAAAATGAAATATGCAGATGAATTGGATTTTATTGTAAGATATGAACCACGTAATAAATTCATTTCTAATCTTGCTGTAGATCTGAAAGGAAATACTTTAGTATTATTTCAATTCGTAGAAAAACATGGTAAACCATTGCACGATATACTAACGAAAAAGATCCAAGGGGATAGGAAGTTATTTTACGTAAGTGGTGAAACAGACGTCGACACGCGCGAGAATATTAGAGCTATCACTGAAAAAGAAGAAAATGCTATTATTGTAGCTTCTATTGGTGTATTCTCTACTGGAATTAATATTAAAAAGTTACATAATATCATATTTGCATCTCCATCTAAATCACAAATAAGAGTACTACAAAGTATAGGTAGAGGTCTACGTAAGAGTGGGGATGATATAAATACTACTGTATACGATATTGCAGATGATTTGCATTGGAAGACGAATAAGAACTATACGTTGAATCATGCAGGAGAAAGAATATCGATATATAGTAAAGAGAAGTTTACATACACAATACACGAGATAAAAATATGAATTCAGAAGAATTAAATATTAGACATTTTAAATTGATAAATGGTGAAGAGATCGTAGCATTGGTACATAATAAAGATGATAAATTTGTTGCTATTGAAAGACCTATGAAAATATTGCAAAATATGTTTGGTGGATATCAATTAGCTCCTTGGTTTGTATTTTCGAATCAAAAAATGTTTGCGTTACATCAAAATCAAGTATTACATTCATGTATTGTAGATGATAACTTTAAAGATACTTACATTAAAGTATCGACAGATGTTCAAGTTCCGACTCTTAGGGCCGATCCAGGCGATATGGTTGAAGATCTTGAAACATCTGAAATGCTAGACGAATTAGATGATATCGTCCGGGAAACTGAAAAGAAAGATCGAATATTGCATTAATAATAGTATCCTCCTCTGCTCGAAGGCCTCTATTATTATACCATATTTTTAGACAAAAGTACATGCTTTTTTTACTTTTTTTTCATTTAATTTAACTATGTACAATAGCTTAAAAGTGTGGTATAATATACCCTAATAAGCTAAAAATGGAGATTATATTATGGCTGATCCTAAAAAGAAAGCACATTATATCAATAACAAAGAATTCTCATTGGCAGTAGTCGATTATGTTACGAGCGCTAATGAGGCAAAAAAGAAAGGAAAAAACGTTCCTATAGTTACTGATTATGTAGCACAATGCTTTCTAAAAATCGCAGAAGGACTATCGCATAGACCAAATTTTGTTCGATATACGTATCGAGAAGAGATGGTTATGGACGCAGTAGAAAACTGTTTAAGAGCAATCAATAATTACAATATTGAAACTGCTACAAGAACAGGTAAACCAAATGCCTTTTCATACTTTACTCAAATATGTTATTTCGCTTTTATTCGAAGAATAGCAAAAGAGAAAAAGCAACAAGATATTAAGTTTAGATTCATCGAAAAGATGGGTATTGAAGACTTTACTCAAATGGGTATGGATGATGAAGGTGCACAACAAACTATGGCATATGTAGATACTCTTAGACAAAGAATGTCAAAAGTAAGAGATACTGATAAAGCTATTAAGGAATTTGCAAAGGAAGAAAAAAAGAAACTAGAGAAACTAGAATTATTTATGTTATGAAGAAATTATCGAGCTCCCAAAAAAAGAGATGGAATAAACTATCTAAACGAAGACATCAGAAAGAATTAAAAAGAATCCCGCATCGTAAGATTATTATGAATGCTATGAAAAAGATTAATAGTATTCAAAGACAATTAGAACGAATACACTATCTACGGGCTAAACAGCAATGAAAGTAGCAATATTAAATGACACTCATTGTGGTGTTAGGAATTCCTCTGACATTTTTTTAAATTATCAAGAACGATTTTACAAAGAAATATTCTTTCCATATTGTAAAGAAAATAGTATTACACAAGTATTACACTTAGGAGATTACTATGAACATCGTAAGTTTGTAAATTTTAAAGCATTACAAGCTAATCGTAAACACTTCTTAGAACCACTAAGAGATCTCAATATGACTATGGATATTATTCCTGGTAATCATGATGTTTACTTTAAAAATACAAATGAACTATGTAGTTTAAAAGAACTTTTAGGATATTTTACATCAAATGTTAATATTATAATGAAACCTAAAGTTTTAGACTATGATGGTTGTAAAGTTGCAGTTGTACCTTGGATAAACAATTCAAACTATAACGAATATACTCAATTTCTTTCTCAGTGTAAAGCCAACATCGTTGGTGCGCATTTAGAATTAAAAGGATTCGATATGATGCCTGGAATGCCAAATCCTCATGGAATGGATTCTGATATCTTCAATCGATTCGAAATGGTATTATCAGGACATTTCCATACTAAATCAAATAGAGGTCCAATACATTATTTAGGATCTCAAATGGAATTTACGTGGGCAGATGTTGATGATCCAAAATACTTTCATGTATTAGATACTGAAACAAGAGAACTTACGCCAGTAAGAAATCCAATTACGATCTTTAAAAAGTTTGTATATGATGATGAAAAGATAGACTATAATAAAGTTGATATTAAACAATTTGAACATAAGTTTGTAAAATTCATTGTAGTAAATAAAAACGATTTGTATATGTTTGATAGGTTTATAGATAAACTACAAAATATACAAACATACGAATTAAAGATCGCAGAAAACTTCGAAGAGTTTTTAGGAGATAACGTAGACGATGAATCGGTGAATTCTATGGAAGATACAACAGAATTGTTAGACTCTTACGTAGAAGCAGTTGATACTGACTTGGATAAAGACCATATAAAAATAAAATTAAGAGAGCTATATACTGAAGCTCAGAATCAAGATATATTATGATAGACTTTAAATCATGTAAGTGGAAGAATTTTCTATCCACTGGAAACGACTTTACAAAAATACAATTAAATAGATCACCAACAACACTCATAGTAGGTGCAAATGGCGC